TTAATGAGATCTTTCCGCCAGAGTAGAACAAGATACCTCTAAATATAGCAGTAATCTGATTAATAATATCCATAACTTGTTTTTGGCTGTTAAGAGATATATTACAAGTAAATCTGCGCTCTATGATCTGAGTTCCTAAACTAACTCCAATTTGATTTTCTCTTACTGTGGTAAATTTACCTCTAGGTTTACTTCTAAAGGTGCTGTCTGCATATCCAGTGACTCCTGTAAATCTACCTGTCTTAGGGTCAACTGCATCACAATATTGAGCTATCTTGTAGAATTTAAACTTATCTATGTTACCTTCTGGTATTCCTAATCCGTAAGACTGGTTAGTTAATAAATCATATAGAACCCATATAGGATTCTGAGTCCATTTATAGACGAAAGTACCATCCCAGGATCCTTTATAAATTATGGGATTAGCTTCTGTAAGCTGAGTAGAAGATCCTGGATTTTCTAAGCTATATCCACAAGTAGTGTAAGAAAGAGCGCCAGAAGTAGGAGTTTCTAACTCTCTCCAATCAATTTCTCCTGTAGCTAATACAGGTTGATTATAATTACTAGGAACCTTTATTATAAGGCCTTTTACAAGCGAAGTAACAGTAGGAATAGAGCCTGAATATTCAGCGGTAGATTTTAAAGCAAATCCTAGCAGTGCTGTTCTAGGATAGACTTGTTTAGAGTTTTTTATTTCATCCCATCCAACAAACTGTATAGTATCTTGTATTTTAGAGCTATCTGAATCATCAGTAATTTTTTCAATTTTAAACTGATATCCATTTCCACTCTTAACATTATCAGGTATAATAGCTGAGATTTGAAATTTAAAATTAGTATTAGTTTTTCCTGATATAGTTTTTTCTATTATTAAATCATCCCCGTTTTCGTCTTTAAGTATATTAGCTCCTGTATAGTCATAAATAGTTATTTTAACACCTACCGAGTAACCACTGACGTTACCGTTGTTATCCATACTTTGCAGCCCAGAGATTAAGAAATTAAATTCTAAGCTATCCCAGGCGCTTTGACTCGTGTTTTGTGTAACAACTACTTTAGGTATACTCTCTAAATTACCCTTTTTAAGACTTACTGGAGAGTTTAGTCCTTGAGGCGTTACAGTTTTACCAGCAAATCTACCTAAACTAGCTGGCAATCCTTTACCTGTAACTGTCCCTGTTGACTGTGCCGTATAGAATAGTTCAGTATTTACAGTTCCATCACCATCTATTTTTATTAAGTCGTCTATAGTAGATTCGTTAAATTCTATATCTTGAGGTCCATTAGGATTAATACGATATACTGGTCCCTCTCCTAAAGCTAAAGTGCCAAAGAAAATATCAGTAGAAAATAGAGAATTAGGCGCCTCCACAGCAGGAGCTGGAGAAGCTCCCTTTCCTCCACCCTTATTATGCACGCGAATGCCGTTGGCTATATAGGTATGATCATTTTCTACAGTAAAATTATATACTTTACTTTTACCTATATTTTTAATTTCTAAGATAGGTCTATAATATCCTAATCTATCAACTAAGACATCATCTATTTGTAAATTACCTATAGCTGTAAAAGCCATATTCTCATTTAAAACCCAGTGATTAGGTGTTATTTTAAAACTACCATTCCAAAAAGAAATATCTACTAGCTCATCTTCGTCGTGCTCGAATACTTGAATGACTTTATTCTTTGATAGTTTACCATAATGATCAAAGCTAATTACTATATCATCTACTCGTATTTCTTCAATAGGTTTATTACCGCCAGGAATATCTATAAGGGTTCCTGCCGCGAAGCATCCTCCTTTACCTCCAGAGATAAAGGGCACATATCTACCGTTTATAATATAGTAAGATTTATACATAGCTTGATACATTAATTACATCACCTTTTTCGTGATTAATAGTATTTACATCCGCACTAATAATCTGGCCGCCAACTCTCAACATACCATAGTTTAAAGGTATAGAATTACTGCTGTCAACTGTATTTATTATACCATCGAAAGCATCATTATTTCTTCTATCCTGATCTGTTATACCTGTATCAGATCTTTTTGGCTTAGGCATAATAGCTTGTATAACTGCGCCTAGAGCAAAGCTAATAACTGTTCCTACTACTGCTCTTACGACAGCCTGTCCTACTACAGAAGCTGTTATTGTCTCTAAGTTTCCACATATTAAAGGAACTATATAACACCCCGTTTGATCATCTGGTATCTCGTCTCTAGTTAACCAGGCATCTGGAAATGGTTTAAATTCCGTAGTTAATAATAATATTCTAGATTTGTCCAGACTTGGATAAAGATTCTTAATATAAGACAAAAGATCCGATACTTTATGAATATCAGCTGATATTTGGGTTTGTGAATTGGATGGTAATAATATTTTATGAAAGCGTATATTATACATAGCTTGCCACCGATATTATAGCACCTTTATCGTGAGATATAGTATCTACATCTGCACTAATAATTTGCCCTGCTACTCTTAACATACCATAATTAAGTGGTATAGATTGATTTGGGTGCACAGTATTTATTTGGCTATCAAAAGCATCATTATTACGCCTATCTCCAGAATCAGCAGAATCCATACTTTTAATTTTAGGTTTAATAGGAACTAATACATTTTGAGCTATACTACCCACTGCGCTTGCAAGTCCTGCGGCTAGATAAGATCCTACTGTTGGGGCTGTTATACCTGAGGCAGCAAATCCACCGGTAGCTAAAGATGCTCCCTCTAAAGCAACCGTCCCAAAAGATTGAAAGGCTCCAGCCCCTAAGGCGCCTGCAGCTCCGCCTATTAAACCTCTTAGTAAAGCTTGACCGAAACTTGCTCCCTGCACTAAAGATATAGTAAAGCTAGTGGCAAAACCTATGGCAAAACCTATAGCCATAGCTTCAAGTCCACTACCACGAAAAATAGGAACTATATGATAAGTCTCTCCATCTTTAGCTAAGAATAAAAACTCTTCGGGAGATAGACACTTACCTTTATGGATTATAGCTATCTCTTCAAGCTTACTAAATCGTGCATGTCTTACAAGACGTTCTAACTCGGGAAATAGATTCAGAGAGTTTAAAAACAAGAAATAGATGACATCTGTCGTCATTTCTAATTGTTTGATACCATTAGTGTAAGGTAAAAGACTTTTATGAAATGATACGGTTACATTAGACAAGATGTCGCTCTTCTAACTCTTCATACATAAGAGATTTTAGTTTTTTATCATACCAATAAATATAGAAACGGTTATTGAACCCTACTATAAACTTGTAGCAGTCGAAAACTGTGCTGGCCATATCTTCTTCGCTAGGTATAGGATTATCACTTCCTGGATGAGAATGAACTATGCCCCACGTAGTATCTTCATATTGTAATAAACTAACAGGATCTAAGATAAAATTAGTTTTTGGAGATCCGCTGATATTTTTACAAGGCACATACTCCCAGTCAGTAGTTATTATACCGCATGCCTCCCTAGGATACTCATTAATAAAATGAGTAGTCATTTGATCTTTTAATTTTTCTAAAACTGATGCCATCTATAAATATCCACCGTATATTGTTTATAATATCTACCGTAAGGAGCTATCCAACTGTTATTACCTATCATAGTCTGTAGAATTTTATCTTTACCAAGATAGAGAGCGCAGTGATTAGCAATATTGGTAGTTCCAATAGACATAATAATCATATCGTATTCTTTCGGAGTTTTAACAGACCTAAACCCAGCTCTCTCAGCACTAGGCTTACCAAACAAATGGTTATTAGTTTCTATATACCATTTTTCTTCTGGATTACTACAAAAATCTGCAGTAGATAGAGGTATCTCTATACCTAATTCGTGTTTATATACCCATCGAACGAGATTAAAACAATCTATACCTATATCTGGATTATCTCCTAAATGTTTATAGGGAAATCCTTCGTATTTTAAATATCTTTCCATCTAATTATATACTTTATCTTATCTCTATATTCTTGATTAAGTTCATCAATTTTTATGTATTTTCTATGATGAATAAATCTATTTAATCCAATATAAACACCGAAATGTTGTGGTCTAATATCTCGCAATTTAAAAAGAATAATATCAAATTCTTGTATGTCTGAAAGATTTACTAATTTTGCTTGATTAAGTGTAATAAATCTATCTATATCTTCGTAAGATACTGAAGAGCCCCAGTTATGTTTGAAATGATACTGACTCATTTCTTCGATACCCTGAATACGATATCCTTGATCTTCACATATCTTCTCTATAAGAGTCAAACAGTTATAACTTTCATAGGGCAGGTATAAGTATGTAGTCCAATCCATTATCTTGGTAAAGTCCCTCCTGTGCCAGGAAATCCTCCAAAATGAAATTGATTACCTCGTAACTCACAAGCCTGTAAGTTTTTAGCGCATACGTCTTCTGATAAAGTGTATACAGTTTCATTACGAATATTAAAAAATCCATTAGCAGTAGCTCCGTCTGCTAATAAGGTTCCATTAGATACAATTAAAGTGTTAGATCCAGGTATGAGACCTGTTCCGCCAGTAGGATACTGACACTCACTTCCTTTATACACCCAAGGGCAGACATTCTTATAGAATTTACGTCTAGGTAATTGTAATTTAAAATACTGTAACCAACTGGTTAATGAAAATGTTGCAGTTTGCTCATTTAATTCACTAAGACTATCAATTTTAAAAGTATCTAGCACATAGTTTTCAGAATCACGTTCTTGATTTACTATAAATACGTTAGATCCTGGTATAAAATTAGCGCCTACATCTGTATTACATACTAGATATGGGTGATTAATTGCTACTATTTCAAATTTATTAGAACCTGTCACACTATTGGTAACAATATCTCCTACTCTATAAGGTAAAGTAGTTACCATATTAATTAAATTACTTGAAGATCCATTATAAGATTCAGTTGATACGGTGCTGTATTCAGGCCACACATCGAGAAAATTGGCAAAAGTAGTTTTTATCTCTACAACAGCACCAAGGAGATCTCTAGAATCTAATTTTAGTTTAGTCCAAGTTCCGCCAGTAGATAAAGTGGAATCATAATCAAATGCTGCATTAAGTCCTCTGGCTTCCCTTACGCTAGCATCGTAACTACCATGTGAAGGAACTGTTCTAGGATCTATGCCGTTTACTAATTCTCCGTTAACATAAGCAGTGGTAGATCCTGTACTATTATTACCTACAAGAAATGGGTTTTCTACAAGAGATCCTATAAGATTATCAAAGTTAGATACTGTAATAGATAGGTCATTTATTTTACCAGACGAATCTGTGCTTAAGACACCGCTGTTAATAGGATATGGTATAAACTCCTGACCACCCATATGAACTCTATAGTTTATGTCTGAGATATAATCTCCGCGAATTTCAGCGAATTTAAATGGAAAACTATAAGGCCAGACAAGTCCTGCTCCGTCTCCACTTGGATTACCATATTCATTAGTAGGATACCACTCTCCAGGATAATATATAGTATATAGTCTAACCAGCGGCTTTTGCTCAAAACTATTCTTCTCTTTAATAAACTTGCTTACGTTAATAGCACTAACCGTAGCAGTTCCTGTAGTTTGTTGAGTGTAAGTAGAAGTAGTGTTGCCTATGTCATGAGTATTAGAACTAGTAGTCTTAACTATGTAGTTACTGAATATCTGTTCACCAACGTGAAATTCAGCAATCGTATTAGATAGTTTTACCTTAATATTACTAGTAGCTACATCTACATTGGCTATGATTGCCTCTGTTAGAGAAGTAACGCCTATAATAGTATTACCGGCCTTAAACCCTGTAGTTGTATTTACTTTTAATATGTAGTCGTAGTTTCTAGAAGTCATTAACTAAATACCTCTTTTAGCTTCATGCTAACAGTATAGAAATTTTGAGAAGGTTGTGATCCAGAACTAGCCACATGAGTAGTCTGAACAGGACCGTCAAAACGAACAGTTACAGAGCCGCTATCATTAATATGGCTAAGATCGAATACAAAAGATTCATAATCACCACTTCTAGCATTATAGAAATTATCTATAGCTATTTTATGAACTCCAGATATGTTTGTATAGGTAAGATTATAATTACGACGAGGACGACGACTGCGCAGACGTCTAGTCTCATATCCTGCCTGACTCTCGAAAGTTAAAGTATCAAATTGTTTATCAGTAGAGAAGCCACGATCTGGTTTTCTATCAGACATAGTAGTAAATCTTTCTACTTGCGTAGAGGTGCCGGAAAAAACTCGGATATCTAAATTAGCAACATTTGAAGCTAGTGCCGGAGATATATCTATACCATAACTACCTAAGGTAGAACTTGGAAAAGTATATGCTGATGGATTTTGAACGACACCGTCTACAGATACCATCATCTGATTTGCCTCAGCAGGAGTTCCTGTGATAGCCCATGCAGTTCTAGACCCATTTATCTGATAATTATTTCCATTATAACTAAGAACTGAGCTATTACTATAAAATATAGGAGAGATCTGAAGACTATCTTTAGTTATTTTCAGAAAATCTGGCACTGCTAAAGTTTTTATCTCTAGACTCGTAGCACCTGGAGCTACTATAAAATTAACCGTTCCTTTATTATTAGATAGAGTATAGCTATTATAGGCCTGTACTATTCCGTCAACTACTATAGCGACTTCGGCCGGAGTGCCGACATAGCGGCCTATATTAAAACTAGTAGTCAAACCTGTAGAAGTATAGGTAACACTACTTACTATGGAATAGTTATCTGGGGATACATTTGCTCCACTAGGATAATAGGATACCATTACATACCTCTCAAGGTCTTACGAATTGGACCGTTATTCTGAATATCTCTTACTACTATATCTACTATCATATCTCTTCCGTTTACAGATACCTTCGGAGTTCCCACTACTTCTTGTGAGGTTCCTTGATTATTTACATTTACCATAACATTTCCTGGAGCAGTTTGTCCAGTTGCATTCATCTGATTAAGGGTTTGTCCTCCTATGGCCATAGCGGCTGGACGACGAATGACAAACTCACCAGGTTCCAATAGTGCGGGAACTCGGTCTCTTAGACCCGCATATCCGCCAGCGGCCATGTGTTTTACAGGTCCTCCGACCGAACTATATAAAGGTCCAGAGAGGCTAGGCATAACACCTGCAGGAGTAGGCCCACTAAATAATCCGCTAAACCAGCTGCCTATTCCACTAAATAAACCAGCTCCTCCAGCTCCTGCTGCGCCACTAAATAATTGTTTAGTAGCTATTTGAGTTAAAGCAGTTCCTAGAGCACTTACTACAGTATAGATAAATGCTTTTTTCCAATCACGAGTAGCTGCTAAAGTAGCCGCAAAAGTAGTAGCAGCTACAGTTCCTACTGTCTGAAAGTTAACCCCTAGCTCTTTTAGCTTATCACCGAATCCTTGTGATGCCTGCGCTGCTTCGTTAGTAGCTGCAGGCATACCTCCTACTGTTTGTGGGCCGTTCGTAGAAGTAACTCCCGCTGCTCCAGTTTGTCCAGGAGCAGGACCACCTGCTCCGACCATTGTAACTCTAAGGGCATTACCTGTAAATACACTCTGCAATATTTGATCACCTGTTTTGGCTAGCTGGTCTCCTGTTATAGCAGTATATAGAGAACCAATAGCGCCTCCAACCAAATTCTGTAAAGGCTCAATTAAGAATTTCTTTAAAATAGCTGTTTGGATAGTTTCTGCAACACTAATAGCTAACTTCTGCATACCTTCTCTAAAAGCTTGAATAGTAGGAATACCTTGGTTGATAGCTTTAAAGAAATCTAATACTGCTGTAGATAGGTTTTCTTTAATACCTCTACTAATATCTTCAAAAAGTTGTTTAACTTTATTTCTTTGGTCTGCTATTTCTTGAAGTTTAGAAGCGTATGCTTGAGCAGCTATTACTTCATCTTTAGCAGCCTGAGCTATAGTGGTATCATATCTAATAGAAGCTAAGTTAGCTTCAGTTTTTAGTCCAGCTATCTTATCTTTTAATAATTTTGCATCTGCTTCTCTACCTTGATCTTCAGCTACTCTAGCTAAGGCTGTTGTTTCTTCAGTTTGTTTTTGAATTTCTGCTAGTCTTGCTAGTTCTGCACTAGCTCCGCCAGCCCTTGCCTTATTTACGTCTAGTTCGCCTTTTGTTCTTTCAAGTATATTTCTACTTTCTTGGTTATATATTTGATTAGATAATTCTATATTCTTAATTAGTCTATTTTGAGCCTTAGCTAAGTCTTGTTCAAAATTTTCAAATATATTAGTAGCTGAAATACTTCCCTGACCTAGTTGTCTATTTATTAATTCTTCATATCTTGATAAAAATATCTTGAATACTTCTTTTTGCTGTTGTAATAAATCTAGTTGCTTAGCTACTAGATCTAATTCAAAATCTCGCTGTAGTTTATTATCAAGAGCTATATCAAGATCGGCTATAGCTTTAACTCGCGCTAAATCATCTTGTAACTTAAGAACAGCTAATTCATTTTGAATTTTTAATTTATCTAAAGCATCTCTTTTCTTTATAGCTTCATCTTCGAAACGTCTTTGATTATCTATTAATACTTTTCTACCTTCTAAAGCAGCTAACTGTGCTTGTAAATCTTCTTCTTGTAATTTTAATTTATTCTCTGAAGCTATAAATTCTTTTTCTGCTGCCGCTTTTCGTTCTTGGATTAAGGACAGTTCTCTAGCATAATTTACATTAGCTATATCCTGTTCTAATTTAAGTAGAGTTTCCTGAGCTACTAGATTTGGAGTTCTAGATAGTGTTTCTTGCTGTAATTGCAGGGGGGCTAATGTTTTAGTAGTAGTTAATTCAAATCTAGCCTTATTTAATTCGCTTCTGGCATCTGCAAGTTGAAGAGTTCTATCTATTTGATTTTTTTGGACTTCTAACTCTGCTTGTTGTAATTTTAACGTAGCATCTACTGCTTTTTCTAATTCTTTTTGATAATTAATTCTAGATTCTAATAGGCGTACTTGAGCTTGGCCTGCTCTCTGAGTAGCTTCACCTTGAGCTTGTGTAAGGTTTATTTTATTTTGAATTAATAATTGCTCATATTGTTTTTCTAAAACGTCTAGTTGTTTTTGGTATTGTAAAGTTCTTTTTTCTTCTTGAATAGACAGTTGAAATGTTTGTTTACCGGCCTCAGTCATAAAGCCAACCTGAGCAGAAAGATATTTATTCAACTCTACTTGTCTAGTATTAATTATATTACTAGAATTGCTTATTTCTTTTTCTAACTTTTCTATATCTGCTAAAACTATGGCTCTAGCTTCTGTAGTATCTCTACCAGATATCTCTTGTTGAAGTAAATTTGTAAGAGTACTTTTATTCTGTTCTAAAGTTCTTTTATTAGTACTCAGTGCTACCTGTTCTGCATCTATAGCCTTTATACTGGCCTCTGCTAGATCTTTTAGAAGATTAATCTGATTTCTTTGTACTTCTTCTTGACTCCTAGCTAGGGTCTTATTTGGGTTAATAATCCCACTTACAGGTAGATTTTCTAATGCTTTAATCTGTGAAGAAAATGTAGATTCTACAAGTTTTCTAACTCTTTCTCTTTCAGATAGTTCTTTAGCTACTGCTTGAGTTACTTTCAATTGCTCTTCTAGTCGTATTCTTTGAGTAGCTATATCACTTAAAGCACCTAACTGTCGAGCTTTATCGTTTTGATCTTCTATTTTAGCTGCCTGAAAACTTCTTTTTTCTTCTTCTTCTCTAATAGTTTTTAGTCTTGTTTCTAACGCAATAACTCTTTGAGAAGCAGATTCAGCAGTTAGTAATCCTGTTTTTTGTTCTTGGTTAAATTTTGCTAATTCAGATATACCTAAACCTATATTTAAAGCCAAATCTCCTGTAAGTTTATCTATTTTTCCAGAATTATCTAGTATTGTAACTTGTTTATCTGCAAAATTTATAGCCCCCTTAGCCAACTCGCCAGAAGCAAATAATTTTATATAATCACTAGTCTGACCGCCAACTTCTGCAGGGGCAGTAGTTAATATTTTTATCAAATCAGCATCTGGTTTAATTTTAGCTATTTCTTGTATTATTTCTTTTGCTAAAAGTATTTTTTTTGTATTACCTGTGATTCGATCATATGTAGATATGTCTGACTTTAAAAAAGTATCTAGAGAATCTTCGAATTTAGCACCAAAAACTGAACTAGCTTTAGTTAAAGCGTCTTCCAAAATACCTCTAGCATAATCAGCACTTTCTTCTATATCTTTTTTAGATACTCTAAATTTAAACTCTCCTAGTTTTTCTTTAGCCAATTCATTGACTAAACCTGTTAAAGCTTCGTCAGTAGCCTTTATAGTTTCTTGTAATTTAACAAAATAATTAGTTATAGATCCTAAAATATCAACACCAAATGCCTGGCCTATTAACTGAGCAGCACCTAAAGTAGCTAGGAAAAGATTAAAATATCCTAAAGCCGAGCTTATTCCTGTGGCTAATCTACTCAATCCTCCGCCTAATTTTTCAAAAGTAGAACCAGCTATAACAGAAGAATTAGATGCTTTCTTTTGAGCTTCTTCTAATTCCCTGATAGCTATTGCAGCAGCATTAGCTTTAGATATAGATTGATCTAAAGCTTTACCTTGTAATCCTTTTTCGAACTGTCTACTTTGTTGCCTTTCTTGTAGAGCTTTTAATTCGTCTATACGTGCCTGTATCTGTTGAGGCTGAACTGTTCCTTCTTTAATAGATCTAATAGTTGCTGCTTCTGCTTTAGTTAAACCGACTCCAATGCCTTTTAAAGCTTCTCCAGCTTTTTCTATATTAGTAGTAAATGCAGGTCCTGTTAATGCAGAAGAAACTCTAGCACCGGTTTCTAGAGCTCGGGTAGACAGGTCTGTAAAAAAAGCCTCTAACAAAGTTCTTCCCTTGCCAAGAGCAAGAGTTAAGATACCTAAGAAGATCAATACAGAGTTACCTAGGTCTTTTCCAAAAAAGTTAGCTATTGGAGCTAAAAAGTCTGTTAAAATACTTCCTAGTTTATTTCCAACATCTACTATTCGCGCTGCTAATCTATTAAGAGCTTCCGAACTGGTATCAGTAGAAAGACTAATCTCTGAGTATTTTCTAGAACCCTCATCTATAATAGCATTAACGAACGCCTGTCTACGTTCAAAGTTAGTTAAGCTAGAAGCAGCTTTTCCTGTTTTAGATGCGTAGGCTTCAATGGCTGGTTCAATTCTTGTAAAAATACCCAGTTCGTCTAATAGTTCAGGCTCTAATTTAGCAGCACCTCTAACTAATCTGTTATATGAATCAGTAAGATCTCTACCCAGAGTTCTACTAGCCTTAGTAGCAACTTCTGATAGTGAATTTATTTGTTGAGGATTAAACCCTGCTGATAAAGCTAAGTTAGCAGCAGCAGAAGCTTCTTTTAAAGAAAGCTGTCCTTTAGTTATATCTTGAATACTATTTAAAATTTGAGAACCAGACTGACCAAAACTAGCAGCTAACGCGTTTGTTCCGGAAATAATTTGTTGGAAATCTGCTGCTGACTTTAAAGCAGCAAAGGCCTGTTGTAAAGCAAAGGTAGTCGCAGCCGCTCCTGCATAGGCAGCAACTAATCCACCTAATCCAGAAGCCTGAGAGGAGAAGGCACGACCTGTATTGGTAGATTCATTACCTAAACGTGTTTGCTTTTTAGCGCTTTCTTCTCCTGCTTTTCCTACTTTATTAATATCAGAAACTACTTTGTCAGCGCCCTGAGATTGAAATAAAGCTCTTACTATAGTTGTAATAGTGCCGGCCACTCTATCTCCTTGATTTTATTTCTCTTTGTTTCTCGTAATATTTTGCATATTCAGTAATAATATATGTTAGCAGTTCAAATACCTCTCGTCTATGCTCTATTTCGTAGAAATCAAAGATGTCTCCTATACCAGAAAATTCTTTGCCTAACCAAAGTCCGTTCATACCTTCAATTTTATCTGGTAAAATACTAAATATTAAAAGAGCCTGCTGAGTTTCTAAAGATAAATCCCCTGGTTCAACAGGAATATCTTCCTCAACAGGCTCTTTGCCCATTTGTCGACATATTTCAAAATATTGTTCTTTAGTAATGTTACCCCCAGAAAACGTTTCCTGAAGGTAACTTTTTAGTTTTTTAGATCAGTTTCTCTTTTCTTAACAGAGAATGCTTCTAGATCATTTACTGTATCAGTAATAAACTGATCGAAAATACTACTATTTTTTAGTAGTTCAAGAGCTTCTTCAGTAGAATATGGTAACTCATCTTCTGCGTTCATTGCCGATATATCTACCGGTAGCAACTTTGGAAGATGTTTAACTTTAAGACCTTTCCAGCCTTTAATTACGCGTTCAGCGTAAGCCTCAACAAACTTGTCATTATCCACCTCCTCTTCTCTTTGGCGGGTGCGTTTGTTGAATTTGTACACTAGTGCCTGATTTCTAATTTTCATTAAGTCTTCGCGAGGAACATAGCTAATAGTAACTACGAAACCTTCTGCTTCTGGAAATTCTACATCAATAGTCTTGTCTCCAGTGACAAGTAGTGATTTAATTTTAGACATTTTTCCTCATAATTTAAAAATAAAGTGGCGCTTACCGTTTGATCGACGCACGATCGGATGAGGGGATCCCGAAAGATTGTCGCGGTAAGCGCCTTTGGTATTAAGTTAACTAGCCCCTCAACTAGTTAAATGTTACTTCTTAGCGTATAGGTCTACTTCACCACCGGTTGTAACGGTATTGATTGGTTCCTGTGCTTTGAAGTTTACTGATATTGAAATAATATCTTCAATTCCGTGAGTTGGAACGTCAAATACTACTGCAGGCATATTGAATGCTAAATATGGAGCAGTAACTCCTCCAACAACTAGGTTTGCATTTGAGAATGCAGTAGGAGCTGGACGACGATCATTAGCTAGATCACGTAGGAATTGAGCAGAATCTCCGTCTGCACCACGTAGGTAAGCAGTGAATGATCCTGTTACTTCTCTAGAACCCGTGAAGCTACCAATAGGGGTATTGACCTTTGATAGTTCTTCTGGAGTGATGAAGGTGATATTATTGTTATAGTTGAAGGTGAGAGTCGTGATTGGGAAAGTATAAGTTGTGGAAGAACCGCCTTCAGGCTGAAACTTAACAGTTAGGCTTGAAAGTCTATTCTTAATGAAGCTTGCAGTAGAGATTGTTCCTGCTACGTTCCACTGATCCCAAGGCTGATAAGAATGAGTTGCAGTGGTTACGTAAGCATTACTGTTAGCGTCTATTGTGGTTCCATTATTTAAAATACCACCAAACACAGATACTGCATTATTTCTAGGAGTACCAGTTAGTTCTATTAGGTTAGTGCCAAATCCAGACCAAGTAGTAGTAGCAACTGCGTCAATAGCAGCGTCTACTGCAGCCTGATTAACTGCTGTATTAGATACCTGATATATAACGTTATCAAGTTTAAAATACATATTATAAGTAGCAGATGTACCGAAATTAGGTGTATGAGCAGCAGTATTACCGCTAGCATTTCTAGCAGCACTAGCAAACTTTCCACCTGCCTGCCATACGCTAGTAAGCTTATTGGTAGTATAGGTAGAAGTATTTGACATAAGAGCTTGCCATAGATACCAATCTGAGGTAGGCATTGAATTACCTGACGTGTGAACCAAAGTACCGCCAGTAGTATTTTCAATACCAGTTGGACGGATATATGTTTGGAAATTCCACTCTACAGGGTTCATTGCTGTTTTAAAACGCTTACTAGAGCGATCTGGTGTAGTACCGCTCTCTAAGCTGTTGATGTCCTGAGTAGCTGCAGCCTGTGACATTGCATAACCTGCAAGGATTTCAACCTTCCAAGTATTTGCCGGTGTCATTGCTGATACTGCGTCTCCATCGTTAAGACTTACAGTAGAAAGGAACACTTCACTATTTCTTTGAAGGTTCAATGTTTGTGCCATAATTAACTCCTTAATATAACCCTATGAGTTAGGCGGTCCCTCTTATATTTTATAAGTATAACACCACTTACTATAGGGCGCAAATAATAAAAATTTCAAATGTTAGAATCTTGTATATATACTATTAACGCTCTAATCTCTACTACTCCATAAGGTTCCATTATGCCTTCATCTGTTGATAGAGACTGAACTCTACATTCAGTTACGTTTAGGTCTTTAAAAGTAGAACGATATTTCATAGAATCAATAATATATTGAATATCTTGAGCTAAATCAGCTGCTTTTTCTATAGGATTATCGTCGCTATAGACATAACCTCTGACTTCTAAAATAAAACTAGAAAAAACTTGTGCATCTCCTATTCTAGCTCTAGTTTCGGAACTAATAGGATAACAACAAATACTAGGAAAGTCGTTTAAAGTTGATAAATATTCTTGTTTTGCAAAAACGTTTGTAAATACATTAGTACAAAAAGTATACGGACTACGAGGGCTGTTAGGTAGGGTCTCTGTAGTTCCGTCTATTAGTTTGAGCGCCGAAACTATTTCATTCATAATCTGTCTACGTTTGCTACTCATCAATCATCCACATCATACTGAACCGTAATCATTATTTCTCCTAACCCATAGGGATCTAGTAAACCGGAGTCCGTGTCTATAGACGCAATTTCGGCAGATATGATCTTGTGACTTTGGTCATATTTAACACGCTCTAAAACATGAGTAATATCATCCACAAGATCTTCTAGTTTATACAGACTATGCTCTTCGTGTGCATAAATTCTAATCATAATAGTCATAAAAGCTTCTGTATTTGTTTTAGAATTATATCTATAGAGTTCTTCTCCTGCTTGAATATAAATAGCAGGAAAATCATTTATCTGATCTATATATTTAAGACCTTTAAACACGTTCTGTGATAAGTTGGTTTTAAACTGATATCCATATTGGCTCGTAGAGCCGTTTATAGTTTTCAGTTGTGTGATAAGATAGTTAACTATCTCTCTACGTCTACTTGTTGCCATTATTCTAAACTCTGATTAGCTTTTATTAGGTTAAACCTCTTACCAAACAGACTTCTAGTTACAGAGTTGAGGGAAGAACCAATAAGATCTTTTGGATTTCTAGAAGTAGCTTCGTGAACCCAGTAGTTAGGATCATAATAATATTGCATATTCTGTGTTCTTATATTAGCCATTACCTGTAGGCTATTTACAAATCTACCTGTGCGATAGGTTAATACTCTAGAAGACTTAGGAGGTCCTCCCACAGGACCGATAGGCATACGACGAAGCATCTCTCTTTTAGTTAGAGCAGTTATAGTGTCGTCGGTGATGAAATCACCCATAGTTTTAGTAGACCCTCTAGTCTCTCTTAAAATAGATACAATAGAATTAATTCTACTTTGAAAAGCTGCTTTATTTATACGAGGTATATAATTGTTTGGGTATTTAACTGTAGAAATAGGTATAGAGCCTCCGGAAGGTACTAATATTTGAGTAGTTACAGTAGGTGGAGCCAACAATAGGTCTTTGATATCTGTATCTTTAATTATTTTATCTACAGCTTGTCCTGATTTAGTTTGAATAGCTGTTTTTAGTCTTTCCAAAACTTTATTTTCATATGCAGTTGTATATGCTATATATAAACTAGAACTCTGCACCTGTAAGTTGGTGTTCTGTACTTTAAAACTCTCTGGTAAATAGGCTGAATATGACTTAACAGTTGCGCCAGATCTTATTACATACTGCATCCATAGATTCTGACCCTTAGCTCTGATTTGTTTAACTGCAACTGAATTTTTAAAATATAATAATTTAGGATCAGTCCCAGAATATTCTCCAGTAATAGCGCTATGTAAATTATCTTTTGCCCTGTCAAAAAAATCTTTAATAGTACGAGCAAGACGTTTAGCTTCTACTTTACTAGTATCTATAGAAGTGACTATCGGTATAACTAAACTAGATCCTTCAGGTTTTACTCCTCCTAAAATACTTTTTATATTTATCTGTCTACCTGTTAATCCTCTAGGAGTTTTTCTACTAATTTTTAAAGAATCGTCACTACCACCTAATAAGTCTATACCGAAAGAACCTTTAATTTCAATACCTCCTATAGTTTGTAATAAAGATAATCTTCTATTAGGGTCTTTTTCTGTGTTAGCAGCATTAACAAAGGCTTCTCTTAAAGATTGAAAATCTACTCCTTCTTCTAATTTTGCTAAATTCTGTCTTAATTCATCAAGAAAACTAAATATGGTGCTATCTTCTGTTTGATTATTTTCAAGAAGTTTATCTACATCAGCTTTAGTGATAGGTATGTCAGGTCTAGTATCTGAACTTGAAGTTCTAGGAAGTATAGTTCCAAATAACTGTCCTACATATGTTTCATAAGCTTTAGCATAAGAAGATTCCTGATCTTTAGATAATTTATTATCTCTTTTATAATACTTAGCAGTGAGTTCTTGGAATCCTGTGTTTTCAATAAAAACTATAGGCTTATCAACCATTACATCACAATCCTATAAAGATCCAACACGCGACGAATATGCGGAGCAAACCCACCTGTAAATTCAAAGGACGAAATACTTTCTCCTTGTAGAGAAACCGCTCTATTTTCTAACCCTTTATGTAATTCTTTAATATAGTCTAAAGTAACTAGTTTAACATCAGAAGGTATAGTATCATAACCACCGTTATAAGTAATTTTTACACCATGCGTATAGTTATAAAACTGTTTAACACCTAAGATACTAAGAGTCTCTCTACCTGTGTCTTGCCCAACGTGTTTAGTTATTTCTCCAGTAGCTCCATACCATGTATACTGTTCTCTATTTAAAGATGAATCATAGGTAGTAATAGCATCTTTAGAACCGTTAAAATGCATTAATAACGTAGTGTTTGTATCTGTTGAATATGTGTAGGTTTGTGGCACAAAATTAGCATTGGCTCTGTAACTATTTAGGGACATTCTTATCTCATCTAACTGACCTGAGAAATACTGTTTATCTGTTAAATTTTGTCTTCCTATCTCTACGGGTGCGGATAGGTTAGGGAATACATTAGATACTGTTACTACAGGACTTACTAAAGATCCGCCTTTAAATATTCTGCAACCGTTATTCTCATCTCTAGAAAACATAACATGGACATATTGATTAGCAGTATAGCCAGTAACAGAACCATTAGCTACATAGGCAATTTGAGTTCCGCCTTGCTTAGCTTCAAAAACTAGTCCTTGTGTGTTGCTAAAACCAAACTTCCAATAGTTATTACTGTCTTCTACTTGTGAGAAAAGGGTCTGAGAGCTGACTAAAGTATTAAATCTAAACCAGCCTTCAACCGCAAAAGGTAAGCTATCAAACCAGAAATCATCGTCGTCTGTTAAAGATAAATATCCTCCAGAACCGTTTAACTGACCGGATGAAATTCCATATTTTACAAATCTAGTTTGAAGACTAAACCCTGTATTAGAAGTAACTGTTTTATTTACTCTAGAAGCGTCAACTATCGAACTGTCTATTGTAGGACCGTCTAAAACTTGATACTGTCTGCCATCATATTCTAAAACCTGATGAACATTATTTACGGGTATGTTTTTAACAAATAAGCTAGAGGTTCCGCCATCAAATATCTCAGTATATGAATTAGAAGAGAAAACTCGCCCACAATAACTCTCTATCACAGAGCAGCCATAGGTAATTAGATTTGCTAATCTACCATCATGCTCTGTGCTGTTAATCTTAAGATAGTTTTTAACTTCTGCTAGAGTTACATAGTTTGCCATATTTTCCTCTAAAAAAAAGAGGTAGCCATTATTTCTAACAGCTACCTCTCACTTGATTATCAGTAGACTAATCTTATGAAATTAGTGCTGATACTGTTTCAACCGTATTACCAGTATTTGATCCGCCACTCTGGCTAGCAATTACTTGAACTGCTTTTAGGGTAGCGTTTGCTCCAGTGAAATATGCATTTGAAGAGGCATTTAGAACACTGAAACGAACGTTTGCAGATACTACTGCATTAGAACGGATTGCTCTGTCTACTGCACGTGCATCGCAACGATCAACTACTAGAGCTACTAGAGCTTGGTTATCAATACCAAGGTCTCCATTTGTGAAGGTTACGTTTTCAAACCTTACAGTTCCTGTAGCACCGTTGGTAATAAATACGCTACGGCCTGTGCTAGCAGCTACACCGCTATTTCCGCTTAGTGTTACATTACGGAAAATATTAGTGTTTGCAGATGCGCCACCTATAACTAGGTTTGCTAGTACTACGTCTGCTGGGTTGCCGATGCCTTCGAAAGTTAAACTATCTAGATTGATAGTTCCCATTTCGTAAACACCAGGCATAAATCTAATTGTTGATCCGAAGTTTAAAGCGTGTGATGGAATTTCATCAAAAGTCTTAAACTGAGCATTGTAGCTTAGATCGGCATCAACGATATGTAGGAATTTTTGTCCGGCTCCTGCCATTTTGTTTCTCCTTATGGGTAGTAGGTAGTATCTCTACTACCTACTCCCGTGCCTAAACTACTATTATGCTCCAGAACGGATTACTGATGCCATTGAATACTTGGTTGCATCAAGGGCAGCACTTGAGTTAGTTGTTAGTGCCTTCATGTCTAGGCGTGTGCTCATGTAGATTGCAGTTAGCTGACGACGTGGATCGTATTCGCTCTCAATCTCCATTGCACGGCGCTCAGCTACTAGGAACCCTGGCTTGTATACTAGTAGACCGATGTGACGGTCTGCACCGCCTACAACGTCTAGGAACTCAGTGATCATAACTGGAATTCCGTATACAGCTCCAAGAGCACCTGTTAGATAGGTTGCGTTTGGACCGAACTTATCAACTGTGCGGAAGTCTGAATTTGATACTAGCTCGTTATATCCTTCAATAGTTGTTAGATATACTAGGTGATCTCCTAGCTGTAGACCGTATTTACCTAATACGGCACGTGCGCTAGCAATGTTAGCTGGGGTAGCCTTGGTTGAGTTACCGCCGGTCTGAACACGGAGACCAGAGATATCATTGGCTAGGGTTGCAATTCCCTTGAATACTGCAGCATAACCAGTTCCTGCTGTGATAGCATTAGTTGGTGAAGCAGTGAACCCGCTTAGTGAACCGTCACCGCGTAGTAGAGCCTTGTCGATTGCACGGCCCATACGACGCATAGAAGCGGTACGTAGGAAGTCTAGTAGAGGAAGAATTGTATCTTCTTCTTCGTCCTTAGCTAGGTGTGTTGTAGCCATGAACTTGTGAGGTGTGAAGTCTACAGACTTGATTGTGCTCTGGTTTGAAGTTGGCACGTTGGTAGCGTCGGCAATACCTGTGGTATATGTTCCGCTAGCGAACTGTGCTACATCACCATCGGTGTCTTCGTCAGCAACTGGGACTCTGAAAGTCTTTGCGTCTACTGACATACGACGTAGCATTTTAGCAACAACTAGTTCCTGCTGTAGTTCAGTATAAACATCTGAGCTAAAGTTTGATAGGAACTGATCTACAGTTGTTACTGCCTTCATACGAGCACCTAGCTTGGTGTCGAATACAGATTCCTTGCGAAGTGCCTTAGATAGTAGGTAGGCATTAGCAAGTTCACGCTGAGTGAACTGAGAAGCACGTGACTGCTCCTGGAATACCATCTTGCTGTTCTGTAGTGCAGCAATTTCGTCTTTGTACTTCTTGATCTGAGCCTGAAGTTCAGCAGCCTTTTCAGATTCACGAGGAGTATACTCACCGTACTTATCCTTTGCGTCTGCTTCCTTGATGATAGCTTCACCAGTCTTTTCAACTAGCTCAGCAACACGAGGCTCGGCAACCTTAGCTGTGGCAGTAGCCTCAGCCTTGGTTTCAGCAGTAGAACCAATAACAACTGGTTCGTCAACAGCCTGAGTAGCCATATTTAATTTCTCCTTTGTTTGAGCTTCTAAATGACCGTGAAGCTTTAGCATTATTTGTCGCATAGATGCTTCACTGTGCTCAATTTCTTTCAATTTATGAATAACTTGACAAATTCTATTTGCGACTACAAAGTCAGAATCAGTCCAGTTTTTAGTAGATACTAAGTTTATTGTTTTGTTTAGTTTTTCTTGTAGAGTTGGGTTAGTTTTTACTAGGTTGTCTGTTTTGAGATCATATAGATCTTTTTCGGTTACGTTATTTAAGTTTTTAAAGTTTGTTAGGATAGTCTGTTTTGTATCTTCATCTAGACTGAGTTCTTCGATCTCTGCTAGCTGAATATCAAAATTTGTTCCTACATCCCATATATTTAACACTTCTAGGGAAGTAGCGTCAATGTTTAAAATTTTATCAAGATGCTGTCCCTGTAAATCTACTTGTTTAAACTGGAAACTTGGACTATCCGAAGTAGCAATCTTAGTAATTACATACCTCTCACCTTTTAGCTGAACAAATTGTCCATTAGCTAGTGCTCCAGTGCTTGCGCTTAATAGATTTACAAAAGGAATTGGCTCGTAAGGATCTGTTTCTTCTACAGTATCTTCTTCGGCTTGTTCAGAATCTTTTGTCTCTACTGTTTTCTGCACAGTATCTTCTGTTCCACTCATTAAAAAGATATTAGGAACGCTTTCCTCTTCTTCGTCTTCTTGCTCTGCGTGAACCGCGGTAGTAAGAATTCTGTGAGTGTGGCCTTCTGCAGCCTGAATTTGGCCATTAATTATCTGATGAACGTGCTCTCTAGAATCAGAGCCGAAAATAGTAGCGCCATCGTCTGTATCTGTCATTTGGAAAATATGATAGTGTCCCATATCACGAGTAGTTATACCAATTCTATATGGGCCTTCGTTTTCTAAGATAGCTTTCTCTTCTGAAGTCATAGAAGCTTTAATCTCTTCTTCTTCTTTTGCATCTTGAACTGGAAAAGACTTTTTAAAGGTCTCATACTCTTCTTGATTTTCAAAATTCTTCTTTACAGAGAAAAGACTTTCCTGGTTAGCAGGAACACTTACAACGCTGATTTCTAGTAGTTCAACATCAGATATAACGAATGTATCGTTAGCCTTATCTAGTTTTCCGTCTTTTACTAGAAAACCTACGCTAAAACTTTTTAGGGCTCCGTCTTTTATGAGACTATGAACCCCGTGTAATTTTTCAGCAGCTTCACTAACGGAAGCCTCAATGAACATACCTTTTTTATCAACAGTTACTTTGTCTACTCTGCCGATCGGATTTTCGTGTTTGTGCTGATATAATAAAACAGGATTCTTACGAAACCTGTCTATTCCCTTAGCCCATGCTGCTGGAAGTACAACATCACCTGCGCGATCCTTATCTACAGTATTAGCATAGCCAGCAATTTTTAAACTTTTGCTACCTGTTTTCTTCTGTACAGAATTCGCTTCAAATGAGGCACTTAAGTAAAATTTCTTATCCATTAGTCGATCCTTGTGTGTTTGTATCCTCTAAGGGAGTAACTGTTGTAGGCTCTGTTCTATCTTCTTCTACTGGTCTACCGCCCTGAGAAGGGTCTGTAGCACTACCTACTATATTTTGAGGCACTCTTATCTTATCCATTTCTGGATCTGTAGATCTTGATAGTCTTAAACCTTCTCTAGCTTCGTTAGGAGATATGATACCTCCATTTACTAGAGTAGTATAATACATAGCCTGAGTTTTATTATCTGGTTGTAGAGCAGAGATCGCATACTTATCTGGATATATTTTTACATCTCCCGCAAAGTATAACTGAAAGGCGCTACAATAACTATGTAGTATAGGTAGAACAACGTGATTATATAGAAGTCTTTCGTTTACTTCTATGTTAGCATTATTACCGCTTTTTAGTAAGACATAAGGTACACCTAACGCCTTACACATATCTTGCTGTAATCTATCAACTGAGGCTTCGAAATCTAGTTCTCTGAAGTTGATGTTACTAAACTTTTCAATTTTCAAACCACCGTCTAGGATGGCGGGACTTCTAGCTCCCTGAAATACGTTAGAATAAGTATTTCTCCAGGCTTCTAGTAGTCTTTCTTTTACCTTCTGACTTAGTACAGAATCTGTCTGTAAAACTATGCCAGGTATTGCATTATTTTTGAAGAACTGTCTTTGGAAGTCTGTTAAAGCATAATACAGCTCTATCAGTCTTCTAAGAGGCTTTAACCTAGAGGAACCTCTAAAGATTGAATCTTCATTATCTGATTTTACATGGATAATCTCATCCGGGTCAAAGTTTATATTATTAACTTTTGGCTTGTCAAAACCGTAAAGAACCGAACCACTTCTGAGTTGATATTGATAATTTTTAACGAAAGTCTTTTCATCGGGCTGAATAGCTACTTCGTTAGCAGGTAATGCATATAGAGATGTTCCATCATAGTAAAAAAAGGCATTACCATCTAGCATAAAATCTAGGAAAGATCTGCGAAATATTCTATTTCTATCTTCAAAAGGATTAGGAGTTATATTTAAAAGTTTATTTAGTTTTTTAGGAGCTGCACCACCATCTATGGTCAATGGCACATTTGCACAAGCGTTGATAATAATGTCTACAGCGCGACGTATTACTTCTACGTCACGATAAGCTCTTTCATAATCAACTATTGTTTCAGGTACTTGATAACCAGCGTCTCTAGCTATAGAGGGCTGAACTGGATTTAGCTTTTCAGCCACCCATGCTCTAGTACGTCCTAAAAATGTATCACTCAAGGTTATACCTCATACAATATGATAACAGTGTATAATATTGTTGTCTAAACTTTTTT